TTACTCTTTACGGTTTTTTACTTTTTTTGATGCAACTCTGTCGTCTTCAGGTCGTGGTGGTACGATTGTTACCTGTGTACTCTCTCCTTGACCTTGAGTATGTGCGTAACTTGCTCCTCCTCCCCTTATTCCTGAACCAACACCAATCATTTCTTTCGTGAGTGCTTCTAACGCTTTTTTCAATTTACCTTCTGCAGTGTATTCAGGTGTAAATATTCTACCATCTACATCTGGTTGATTCATCATACTATCATCATCTCTATACTGACCATAACCTGCATGTGCTTGATATTGATTATTATTTTCAAGTTGTATAGACATATCTGTGTCCATTTCTTCATCTTCGGTATAGTCTTTAGGGTGTTTAGGCATTTTACCTCTTACTTCATTTAACTTCATTAATGCATGTACCTTGTTTACCTCTCTAGTTGCTTTCTTTTTTGCATTTTGTCTAGATGTCAATCTTGTAGCAAGTGATCTATGTCCACCCCCACCTTTTTTACCTTTAACATTTTCAGTTTCTTGTTCAATAATTTTATCTAAATCTATATCATCTGCTTTATTATTCAATCTTGAACCGTTAGGTGCATCTTGATTGTATGCTCCACTTGTTCCTGCTGAGTTTGTGTTAGTAATATCTAATCCTTTACTTTTACATTTATCACAACAATTACATTTATCATTACGTGTACAGTCTTTGCAATCACAATCACAACCATTGTTATGTCTTGGGTTGTTTGTACCTTCACTGTCAGTGGTTAATGTTCCACCACCACTCATAGAACCAGCACCTAGTGAATTTGATCCGCCACCCATACCATTTCCACCTGCTGATTCCTTATGGACGAATGATCCTACAATCTTCTCTGCTGATTCTCTTGACTTACCTTCCCTGATTAGTGCTTGTACCTTTTGTTCAAATGTTTGTGATTCGTTTAGATCTGCTGCGTTTTTACCATTTTTAATTGGATTGGCTATAGTCATGTTAGGTAGTTCTTCTGATAATGTTCCTTTAGTTCCATTGAATTGTCTTTTCTGACTCACAAGATCGTTTAGATCTGTACGGTTATTTCTATCCTCAGTGTTTGTAGAACCATCACCTTTTTCAACTCTATCTTCATTGATTTTAGCTTCTTCAGGATTATCTATTACTGCTGTATCCATTTCTTTTTTCTCCATGAATTTTTCTATATCGTCCCTAATCTCACCCTCTTCATCATGATAAAATTCCTCGTCTTCTTCATCATCTTTGTTAACTATACAACCCATGTTGTCACATTGAATTACCATCTTACCATCATCTCTAACAGTTGAGTTAAAGTTTGCTTTAGCAATCTGATTGAAATCAGTGATGATAGCCATTGGTACTGCAGGATCTTTACATACAGCCACCTCATAATGTTCCAAATCACTTAACGCATAAGCAGTACTTCCGTCTTTCATTTTGATTGGGGATCTTGCTGATCTGGTTGCACCACCAAATGACAATCCCTTGTACTCATTGTTTTTAATTTTTTCCCAGATAACATTATCTAATTCGTAATTTTTGAAAATCTTTCCTGTTATTTTAATTGCAGGTAATACTGATCCATCATCAGATTTTACAGTTGTTCTAGAATAGTTGATACCTTTGCCTACGATTCTGTTGGAGTGAGTATCACTGATTGGGGCTCCTCTGTCAATCCATACAGGCAATACCTTATATAACTCATCAACTATAGTAATTTCACCCTGTTTATCTTTCATTTGTACTGTTAATAATCCTTCAAAATATCTTTCATCTGAATTTATACCTTCCATACTTTTTAACGTACTTGTAAGTTGGTGGAAATTATAATATGTCATATATAAAGTAATCGTGACGAGGTTAATAAATATTATGATAAAAAAGGGTAAGAACAGTGTTTTAAGCTGTTTTTTTTGCTTTGGTAACAGCGAAATCTATTGAGAATCCTGCTGTCAAACTTAACAAAGCAATTCCAATTAGACCTAAACCGTCTAATGGGATAGTTTGTGCTATTGCAATTCCTGCGAATGTAGAAACAATTACTGCACCGATTAATTTTTTTGCAGAGTATGAATCATCATTACCCATGTATCCTCTAACTGTATTTAATACAGATCCAGATATACATGCAAGTACTGCAATGAATAATGGGTCTACCATGTAAAATTCCTTATTCAGTGGTATTTAACTATTACTACTCATTTGTCGAGTAATTCCTTGACTAGGTCGTCAAGATCGGATTTTGCCTCTTTTGGGTGTAATCTATTTGATTGCCTATCAATCGCTTTTGATAAGATAATTATAGTTTTTTGTAACCTTTCTACTGTCTCACATAGATTTTTCTGTGTTTTCTGAACCTTTCTAAAATAGGCTATCACTGTTGATCCTATTCCTAAAGAAACAACCATAACTACCTCTCTATAGATTGAATCTACCATTTCTATCATGCTGATCATAAGTATTTATACCTTTTATTTATATCGGTTGGTTTATTAATAGGTCATATATATGAATATTGTGGCTTCTTCAATATATGTATACAATAATATAAAAGAATATGTTCAGTATAACAAGGATAATCTTAATGAATTATTCAAAAGTAGTAAAATAGTTGACTTATACATACATACTAAGACTAAATTATGGGTGGTAACTAACACAAATAACCTTAAAGAACGACCTTTATTACAGAAATCATTGGTTCATTTCCGAAATGGTAACGTAAACGAGTATAAAACTGACGAAAGCAAACTTGTATTACATGATAAGATTAAATTTAACCCTAAGAAGATGCAGATTGATATATTTCCAAGGTTTTTAAGAAAACCAGAACTTAGATGGAGAGTTGACAAGTATATTAACAATTCTAACAATACAAAGTCCAAGATGATTGACTATGAACATAGATTCTATGATTTAGAGACTAATAGAATAAATCTTATCTTAAAAGACTAGCGTGGATTGCCCAAGTCTTTAGACATTATATGAGCCCAATCTTTACCGTGTTTTCTTCTCTGACTTTTCCAGAAAGGATCAGTTTCTAACATTCCACCTTTTAGATTATAACTCTTCATGTGATTTGAAACTCTTCTATGGCATTTTTGACAAAGTCTTGCATTTATTTGCTCTAAATGGTGTTTAAACTCTCCACAGAAATGACACAAGCCATAAATAATCTCTTTAATTGGTACTAGGATGGTTTCTCTGCCTTTTTTACCTGCACAGTCACCACATATGTCAGATACACCTGCCCCTACTGGAATACCATTACCAAAGCAACCGAAACACATGCCTTCTTTATAGTTATTTACTCTTGTATATTCGTTTTTTTGGTGTATGTCTACGATTTTATCACCAATTTTGGTTCCACCAGTTTTTACTTCAAATTTTTCTGCCATATTAAACCTTGTTGTTTCGTATATTCCTTAAACAATCATTCAATATTCCAACTATTTCTACAGAACTTTCATTTTTTAACGCAATAGTAATCTCGTCTAGTACCTCATTAATTCTTTTTCTATACGGATCTGATACTTTAGGTCTAAATATAACAATTTTAGGTTCAACCTTTTTAGGCTCAACTGTTTTCTTAACTACTTTCTTCATCTTCCCATCTCTGTGTCATGCCTAATTCATTATCAACTATGTCCCTTGCATTTCTTACCGTTATACCTGCATATTTTCTTAACTCTTCTACTGTTTTTGTTTTCTTCCAACCAAAGTCCACTGCAGTTTGTAATGTTTTCTTTACTACATCAAAGTTAGCTGGTGTGATACCAGTAGGGAAGTTCTTTTGTGACATTGATGTACCACTTCCTGATGAAGGATGTCCCTGTGCAACTCCTCCCATGTCAGAAGGTCTACTTTCAACATGCTCACCTTGTGCGTTTGCTCTTTGTTCTTCAGGTGCAGCAGTTCCTCTGCCTCTACCGTTTTTAAGTTCTGGGTTTTCCATGTCTTGAACTTCTTTAGATACATTGTATTCTCCAGTATGGGTTCTCTCTATCTTGAATCCCATTTGTTGTAGTTTTGCCATGTTGTCAATCTCTACACCTTCTCTTTGTAGTTCTGATAGTTTATCATTTTCTTCTCCTGCTACAAGTTTAAGATCCCAATCGTCAACTCCCATAACTTCTGCAAGTTTCTTAAAGAAGGACTTGAATAGAATGTCTTGTCCCCATTTGACTGCTCTGTTTGTAATTGTAACTTGTAATCCTTCTTGTGACCAACCACCTACCATCTCTCCATAGTATAACGGAAGTACACCGTACATGGCACCAATGATTTGTCTTAACTCTTTTCTTATCTCAACGAATTGTAATTCTTGTAATGAACCAGTAAAGTCTATCCAGTTAGCCATGTTCTTTCCACCTTTGTCAGATTCAACCATGAGTGGGTGTATCATGTATGGATCTTCGGTTGCTTTTTGTTCCAAAGCGTCCCATGATTTTCTAAAGGTTTCATAGTTTCTTGATGCAACAACAAGTAATCCTCGTGGTGGTCGCATTTTATCAAAGTACTTTCTGATATACTCGTCCATGTGAGACAATGACATTGCCTTACTCCATATGGCGAATATAGGAGACATACCATAAATTAAACTTGGTTTGTATTTACCTGCTTTCCAAATAACTTCACCTTCACCATATATTACTCTCTTTGGGTGAGGAATACCAATAGAGTATACAGAGTTAACTTCAAGTATTGCCTTTAGACATTTGGCATTGCACACATCACATCTTTCAGTGTATTGTCTTTTGTCCCTGTGTTCAAATCTAGGACATACCCAAATCTTTTGTCTCTTATCATCATAACCTATTCTACCATCAGAGTCAGCAATCATTGCTACTTGTGGCGGATCAATTCTTAAAAGTTCTTTAATCTCAGTTTTCTCTTTATCTATTTCTCCAGTAATATCATCAATCCAATAATTCTTTAACAGTAACATGTAAGCGTTATCTGCAATCTCCAAGTCTCTTTCTAGTTGTCTTGCAAGGTCTTCCATATTTTGCATGTTTCCATTTATAGGCTTGCTCATCATATCTTCAAGAATCTTTCTGTGTGTTGGTACAGGTCTTTTCATATCATAACTGAGACATGAATCACATTGTACTTTACTCATATCTATCTTGGCTTCACCTTCTTCGTGAACGTTTGGTGCGTATTGGAATTCTTTTGAACAGTTCAAGCATTTGTATTTGAATCTCTCTACAATCTCAAATCCGTTCTTAAACATCTCACGGTTAATAGTTTCAATAGGAATTCTAATGGCATCAATGGTATCTGCCAAATCATAAATCATTATAAGTGGGAATGGGAAAATTGGTAGTTTGGCACCTGTATCGGTAGCCATGTAAGGTTGGGATATGCTAGGTCTAGTCGTAGATTCAGTGTACCCTTTGTTAACGTTAGAGGTAAATGCTTTTCTTATATTATCTATAACTCCCATGATATAAGAGTGAATGTGTTAGTTAATAAACTTTGTCTAATGACGTTAGAATTATGTCAGAATATGTTATTGTGAACTATGTGTAGGACATTTTGGGTGTTTACCTATTTCTGGAGTACATAGACATTTTTTAACAGGTGCTTCTTTTTTAATCTCTTTTGGTTCATTGAAGGATTTTTCTTCCATTATAACACTTATATTGCCATTCATATAAAGATTATCATGTCTAGTGTGTGTAAAGGAACGTGTCAGAGACACCGTGCCCCTAAAGGTAAAAGAACATATCTAGGAGGCGGTAAGAGATGTACCCTATGTGCACTGTTTGTAGACTGGGAAGGAGTATATTGTCCTTGTTGCGGAACCAAATTACGCAGTAATATCAGATCTAGGTCTATACCGTGTACATACCAAAGAATTTAAACTACCTATTTAAAGGGATTACATGGTAAATTTATCATTAAAGGACTATGTATTATTACTATCATGGTTTGAACTAGCATTTGCTAGATTGGACAAATCAAAAATATCATCTGCTGACAAGAAAGTCTTTTGGAAACTAACATTCCTATGTGAAGACAAGATGGAAGAACAAAAAAGACGAGAAGAAGAAGAGGAATAACCTATAAATAGGGGGACGTCATAGCACATACGGTTGTCAAGGATTACTTCGTGCCACTACACTCGGTAGCCTTCTTAAACCACCTAATAATAACTCGATAAGAGAACGGTTGTTATTAGAGCTTAATTTAAATATTAGTATGATGTATATATGTTAGTTAATTAACCGTTCTACCAAGTCGGTAGTGGACAAACACGTAAGATTTGTCTCTCAACTTTTTCCTAAGATTAATATAGGGTTGTATTGTAACCAATTCATGAACATAGCATTATTCTTTATAGGATTATTTTTAACATTTACATTTTTCTTAACTCCAGTAGGATTGATATTATTATACGTGTCTTTCAAACTTAATAAAACAGATGAGTATGAAGATAGACCAGAGTATGAGATGAATACATATGACGAAGAACTGTTAGAAAACATGAGATAGAATCATGAAACATCTTAAAGAGAATGACATGAGTTATACTCAACACTTTACCAGAGCCATGAGTATGAGCATTGCCTTGTTTGTTCATGCGTTCATTCCTAGCATGTTTGCAACTTACGCATCAGATAAGATGAAAGAATAGTTGTAGAAACGTTTAATTAAGGCTAAATAGTCATAACTACTTGTGAAAGGCTGTAAAGGACTGTGCGACAGAATACCAGATGATAGACCGTTTGGAAACGCATACAAGACTCATGCGTTATGTAGACGCTGTGACAAATGGATGAGAAAAATCTATCTAGTAGATGATAACTGTCCCTGCTGCAAACGTAGACCAAAATTAGTTTCTAGAAAAGACAAGAGGGAAGACGCTGTAAGATATGATATTCTAGTAACTGCTTAATCAGATACGTTTATATTAGATATATATATCATGTATAGCATGATGACAAAAACAGCAACAGCAGTTATCCTGTTTGGATTAATTGCAGTTATAGGATTTGGTAATGCTCATGCAGTAGCACCAGAACGTGTTACCGTTGACAGTTTTCCTTTCGAGATAACCATGCTTGAGGGTGGGGAACTTACAATAATTAACATGGACACTGTAACACACACATTCGACCTAAGTGGCGTATTTAGTCACAACGTTGGATCAGGAGAAGGACTGGTAATTAATTTACCTGATTCCATGACGGCAGATAATACTGACGGTTGGTATCTATTAGACAAGGCTACGGGGGGATATAACATTGTTCATACCGAAGCAGTATACGTAGCACCACCAGTTTACATACCACCACCACAACCAGTGTATGTAGAACCAGTATACGTTGAACCAGTTGTAGAACCAACACCAGTAGTAGTAATAGCGGAGCCCTTAGAGGATGTAAACTTTAATGCAACAAGCAGTGCAACACTTGGAACATACGAGAGCATAAGTAACGTCGCAACATTTGACGGAGATGTAGACGCAAAGGCTTTGCAGAAATCACTTGCGGAAGTTACGGCAAACTTTAACAGTTCAGTCGAGAAAATAGCAGAGCAAAAAGCCGAGATTAGAGTGCTTAATGAAAACGCATTAAACTTGGTTGTCGCAGTTGACACGACATCACTGGACAGCACAATATCAGAACTACTTGCAAACAACACTGCACTGGCAAATGACATCACTGTCATCACAGCCGACAGAGATGAATGGAAAGCATTGGCAGAGAACTGGTACGGAGTGGCAATGTCACAGCTAAAGGTAATGGTTAACCTCTTAGGATTATAGTCCTAGGATAACCCAACCTTCTTTATTTTTATCAGGTACACTTATATTACATAGATATATATACAATTCATGATTGGATCAAAACAGATAGATAAAATAATGTGTATCGCTTGTCAAGAGTTAATTGGCGAACACTCAAAAAAGAACCTAGGACGTTGCCTATTCAGAGTTCAAGGTACAATGATAGCCGAAGGCAAAGATCAGGTTGAGGAGAAGATGGACAAATACAAGTCACCAAAATTCGTGCCTCAGGAGGCTAACAAATAATGACGTGGGACTGTGACGAGTGCTATTCGCAGAAACGACTTTGCGAGGAGTGCACAAGAACGGATTGCATAAGTTGTAAAAACATGAAGCACTTGATTTTTAACTCAAGCATAGTAGCCTATGCGTCAGAGGAGAACAAAACCATAGTGTGCAACAACGGACATACAATCTTCAAGCCTGAAGAGACAACCACCTTTGGAGTTTCACAGTTTACTGACTTTAAGGATACGGTGTAACACATGAAACTAACCAAAGACAGATTCTCTACATGGGAAGACATAAACAATAAGGACTATGAAAAAGAATATGATGATGAATTAATGATCAAAGTTTATCCAAACGAATCAAGTATAGAGATAGCAGATTATATATTATGGTTACAAGAACAAGTAGACAAGTTAAAAGCGGAATTAGCAAAGCATGAGGGTAAAGCATGAGGGAGTGTGTGTGGTGCGTGATAGAACTAAAGTACCAAATGCAACTACCCAACCATCACTGTCATGGAAGGTAAATGCAAGTCCTGTGGTCATGGCATGCTTGAGCACGGATGTGATGATGGAACAGGCTGGTGTGGTTCAGGCAACGGTGACTGGTGTGACTGTACAGTCAAAGGTGATACATATGAGGAGGCGTTAGAAAAACTAAAATGAGCATAATATGTAAGAACGCTTGTTTAGATCCAAAGTACGAGCATAAGAAACATGTGAATGACATAGCGAACACGCCTTATAAGAAGTGTAGTAAATGTTGTTTATATATAAAGTATGAAGGATTGTTCTGTCCTTGCTGTGGAGTACACCTGTCCAACAGAGCGAAGAATAACAAGGCTAGGCAGAGAAGGAATAAAGATCACTTCACCACGTTATAAGCGAAAGGCTTTTATATATAAATGATTTACACTATGCATGTATCAAGATAAAAAATATAGGCAAGAACATTTGATTGATTTTAAACGTGTATACGACAGAGTCTCCAGAGAGGCTCGTACTCCTTCTAACGAATATAGACTTGGTAGAATAACGGAATGTATAAAGAGATGTCAAGACTAAGAGGTATCATGACTAAACTATTTCACGCATGTGATGACTGTGCACCTATGAGAGGAGTATGTCATGTTTGTTGGAAAAGCAATATTGAGATTATAAATAGGAAACTAATACTATGTCAGGATTGCTCTCAGGCTTCTTAAACGGACTCCGCAAATCATTCTCTGGTAAGGATTTTCTTAGAGATATATATCAGTGTGAGATATGTGGTAAGCCCTCATTTTTTGGCTCGTGCCTAAAGTGTGAGACTGACGACGCCTACAGGCGTTCTAATGCTAAGAAATGAAATGTCCCAGATGTAAGGAAGAGTATCTCTCCCCTTGGCAAGAGTGTTATAAATGTATAGCAAAATACTATCCTGAAACCTGACCATATCTGTAGGCACAATTTTTTCCCGATTGGTTTGTAATTTTTTCCGAGTTCGTATATATAGGTTTCCTTAAAATTGGTTTTTTTTCCATGTCGACTAAGCACGCTATTACAGTCGTGGTACAGTGTGGAAATGTTATATATCTTTAGTGCCTATATAGAGTGTCAACCTTTCCTCGCAGGCGTGGGGATTGGTGTTAGACAGCATTGGTTAGTGAATGGGCTTAAGTAGGCTTTACTGGACTGACTCACGCTATGACGTAGTGAGTGGGACGTAGAACTCTTAGTGTCGAAAGAGACTGTCATTACAAGGGGACGATAGTGAATGAACCTTGGAGATCGCTTACATCTACATAAGATCAACCAACCTTTAGAGACAAGGACGAAAATACTGAGCATAGGCGTGAAGCAAAAATTGCAACGTGATTACTCAAAAAGGTAATCATATACATTAGAGCCTATCAGTAGTCGAAGTCGAGGATCAACCTCGGAGTGATAAAGGCTAGCGATAGCACTAAACTACGAGGTATAATATAACTAAAGCAAAAACCCCTTACTGTGACTAGATTTTAATAGTCAAGTCCCGTAATGGTAATTGTAGTAACGAATTTAGATAACGTTATATACCTTGTGCCTCGCCAGTAGTCAACCATACTACGTAGGCGTAAAAGGCAAACAAAGCAAGACGTTATATAACAATAAGTTAGTCTATACTGTCTTTCTTAGTGTCTATGGTGTTATTATTATTACCAACGGAGTGATGGAGACTCAATTAGAATATGATTCTTCTTCAACGGACACTATCAAGAATACGCTGGTAGATGTCAGTAATGAAGATACAAGCGTTATCAAAGGTTACACATACATCAGTAGCCTTGATAACCAAACCCCCAAGAATTTTTTCAAATCTGGAGTGGTTGGGTTCGATATATTATTGAATCCACCCACCGAAAACACAGATTGGTGGTCAATAGGTGTGTTTGCTACTAGAAAGGCTATGGATATGCTATATTTAGCATGTAATAGTTATGATAGTAGTACATACAATTCAATAGCAGATATGAGCACTAATACGGACAGAATGTTCAATGGTAGTGAAGATAATCTGAGGATTGAGACTGGTTTTTTAAGTCAGTTGACCACGCAGTCACGTAGAAATCACAAGTATGGGTTCGCACATAAGACTACTGTTACCCCTCACTCTCAGGAGATGATGGTTAGAGTAGTTAATGGTGTGAATTACACGTTAAGGAACTCTTTATTTGAAGCAACAAATTTGCTTGCAATGAGAAAGAGAACAGGTATAGTTAGTCTTAGTGCAGGAGGTCTTAGTCTTGACTGAATTATATGCACAGAAAGATGCTACCGAACTAGAAGGGGAGGTCACAGCAGATCAAGCAAACTCTAGTCACTACCACTATGATTCCTCAGTTGAGGTATGTGGTAATGATGAAGACCATGAGTGCGACTGCTCAATAGATTGTGAGTGTGACGACTGTTATACTTGTGACGACTGTGGACATAATGAAGGTCGTTGCAGTTGCTCAGGTTGCTTGAGATGTCACGATTGTGAAGAAGATCAAGAAGATTGTGAGTGTGATATAGAATCCGCTTTCGATCCAGAATGTGAGTACTGTAAAGAAGAATCCAAAGAGCATGTGTCTAAAGTAGCATGTATAGATCATAGAATGGAGAAATTCCTTGATCATGCCAGTGCTATGTGCATGATGATAGGTAATGCAAGCTTGGAATGTGATTACGACTGTGGTTGTGAAATAGATCATAACTGTGGTAGAACAGAGAACAGAGATGGAGAGATGGTAAGCCCACCCTTAGAGACTAAGGACTTGTCACAATGGATTAGAGACAACCACCCAGTTAGAACGAACACCACTTGTGGATCTCATAGACATAGATCATTCAAGCGGATCAAATACTATTCAATACTAATGGATAGAACGTTCAACATATTCCTAGTCAATAGACTAAGAGCATGGGGTAAGAGTGTAGGTGTAAGAGAAGGTAGTGCATTGTTTAGACGATTGAACGGAGATGTTCACTGGTGTAAGAATGAGTATGATGGCTACAATCAAATCAGTACATCAAGTAAAGAAGATTGCAGATACAGAATCGTCAACTACTGTTGGAAATTACATACAACAATAGAGATACGAGTGCTACCTGCCTTCCAAGATGTAGAGTTGACAGTGTCAGCTCACAAAGAATTAGGTAGTATAATGGACGACTACATAACTAGAAACATAGATTCATTGCAATCTATTAGAGAACAAGTAAGCATGCCCATAGCTGAATGAGTTAACTCTCATCAGGTGGAATGTATGCAAGTCATACAAACAACGCAACTAGGACAATAACATGGAGGTGATGGTCTAAAAATGTGTGTAATAATATGTATAGAAGATGGAAAATATCCAAGCAAATCAACGCTTGAAGATGCAGAAAGCATGAATAGTCATGGTGGTTCAATAGCATGGCTTGATAGAAATGGTAGAAAGAACTATCAGAAAGGTATCAAGGCTAAAGCAATCATGAAAATTATCAACAAACAACTCAAGCCTAAAGGCATTGAGACAGCAATCATTCACTTTAGGATTGCAAGTATAGGCACAGTCAACAAAGCATTGTGTCACCCCTTTGAGATAACTAATAGAGTTGAGCTCAACCTAACTGGAAAGAACATGAGTACTGACTTACTATTCCACAACGGAACATGGTCAGAATATGCAGAGGAAATGTTAGGTTACATGGGAGAGCAACAGAAACCAGTGACAATACCATACGGTGAGTTCAGTGACAGCAGAGTCATGGCTTACTTAGGCAAACGCATGGGTGTCAAGAAGATGGCTAAACTTGTAACGGGTTGGAATAAGATAGCAGTGTTGACAAGCACAGGTATCAAACGATACGGCACAGGTTGGGTAGACTTTAAAGGAAACAAATGTAGTAACGATTACTTTGTACCAACACCTGCAACATGGTCATATGATACACCTTACACTTTCGCAGGGTATGGTGTCAATGATCAGGAGTTCCTCAATGATGAGGAGAAGGTAACTGTTGAAAGGTTAAAAAAAGAATACAAACTAACAGATGATGTCATCAATAACTACTTGGACTATGGATATTCAGTAGATGACATTGGATATGTAGTAGATGAGGAGGCTAAGGCTATGGGCTTAGGACATCAGGCACGCATAGATGAGGAGGACGCATACATGCAGAACTTTAGTAAGCGACGGGAGGAATTTGACTATGGCTACTGAGCGACCTGAGTGGGCATGGTTAGTAGGAGATGATGACCACGATGAGTGACATAGATATGATAATGATACTGCGTACCCATGGGTATAGTAGTAGACACATTGATAGAATGTTAGCCTTTAAAAATACAGGAGTGAGTGTGTGATTGTTAGGTGTTCACTCTGTGGTATCGAGTTACCTAACGAAGCACCCAGATTGTCTCGCCACCATGAGTGGCATAACAAGGCATGGGCACAGCATAGGAACACTACTCAGGGTATTCCTGAATGGCATGTAGTGGATTAACATTATACTATTGCACAGTAGTCAAAGCATGTAGATACATCATGATTACTTTTAACATGTGGGTGTGCGTGTTCGGGGGAGCACACACCCACTTACTTTAACCCCTCAAGTTGTACACGACTGCTGTGGGGGTGCATAGTATAGCCCAGATGTATATTGTCAGATGTGTTTTATAAACATGAGCATAGACGTATTGATTACGGTGCAAGCATGATTAAGCATGATGACAAAACAATCGATGGTAGATTGATATTTAGTAAACAAGACTGTGCATGTGTTACATGTTACAGGCGTACAAGAGAGGTTCTCTTGGAAGAGCTAAAGAGTCTTAATATCATTGAAACAAGTGAACCTGATATAATGAGATTGACTGAGAAATTCGCAGATGCATTGCCTAACAGTGATGATGAAGCGATTATTCGCATATCAAACGAGGATATTTGGGGAACTCTAATTACCCGTTTCAATCAGAATGAACCTGATGCCATTCAAGATTATGGTATAATCATACGAATGGTGATAGACATATTGATTGAAACTCATAGAAAGAATACTACAAACAAACATGGAGGTGATATGTATGGAGTATAAACAAATTAAGGACAACGAACAATGGAACAAAGCCATTAAATATCATGCAGATGTCAGATTTACTGACGAGTTTAGAGATATGGTGGTAGGCACATTTGATCACATGGAATTGGATCAAGTACTATCTACAACGGCAGTACATAGATTGATGTGTAACATGGTAGCCGAGTTACAGCACGATCCACTCACTAACAAAGAGTTAGCAATACTACAAACATTGATGTGGGAAGAGAAGAAGTACGGTATAACCGAGGAGGTTAAGGCATGATAAGTATAGATCCAACATTTGATGGTAGCTTTCGAGTAGTGGAAGACTATGGATCTTATCAAGTAATAAGAAAGCCAAGAATGGTAATAAGACTTGACTTGATACAAAAATGTAATACATGTCATAAAGAAATGTCTAACTGTATAGAGGATCACGTAAGACGTGAACACCCAGAGGTAGAAGCGTAATGCAAATACAAAGTTGCAATACAAACACACCTGAGAAAGTATACGAGACTACATTAGAATCGTGTACCTGTGGTGACTGGCGATACAAAAAGTCAGTAACAGGAGAGATGTGTAAACACCAAAAGATGTTGTGTGATGAAGCCCCACCAACAGTCTCAGAAAGAACATGGAGGAGATAAAATGAAGACAATGCAACACAAGGAAATAGAATACCAACTAAGAAGAGAGGTTCAGTATGGTTGTGTAACAGATACAGGCAAGTGTGCTGACTGTCAAAAGACAGCTAAGTATCTCGTAGTAGAGAAAAGACAGCCCAATGACCATGACTATTTCAGGGCATGGTATTACTGTGGAGTATGTGAGGTAGGATAATGAATCCTAAAGATTTGGCAGATCCAAACTGTGAGGAATGTGGGGGTTCGGGAATATGTGAATATGTCGAACCATATACAAGCGGAGAAAATACCGTTGATGACTTGTGCGATACATGCCCAAAACTTAAAGGACTATCTTATGGAGACTTTGCACCTGATGAGGACAGATACGAAGATGATTAGATACATGTTCATGGACATACTTAATCTGTCACCTCGTGGTAGATTCCAAGACGAAGACGACGAGGAAGATGAAGATGAGGACGATGAAGATGACTGAGACATTCAAGTGCAACAACTGTGAAGAGTTGTTTAACATTGATGATGAGAATTACAGCAACGAACTTGACAACTCATACTGTGACGCATGCTGTGGTGCAATGGAACAAGATGAGCATGACGCAAAGGTTGATCACATGATGGGTGTGATGGAGGACAGAGATTGACTGACTACAAAAAAGCATACAATATTCTAATGGAGTATTGGGACTCATTACCTGACGAAGAAAAGGAAGACATAGATAAAAGATTGACGGAGTGTGGATTATAATGAAATGCACACACGAATCAATAGACTGGAAAGCATACCCCCCACAATGTAGGGATTGCTACAAGTCATTGAAGGGAGAGGAGTATGACTGACACGTGTAGAGTTGTA